TGGAGTATGTCCAGGATTTTATGTATCATCTCAAAAATATACTTGGGGTGCTTTATTACAGTTTTATCGCAGGGACACAGGTGCTAACTCTTACGTTGCCTCATTTTGTATAAGTGCTAGTGCTTCTTATCCCTATTCATGTACTCAGTATACCACAAATACTTACTATTATGCTGGACAAGCAGCAGCATATGGTGGAGATGGAGGTGGATCATCTGGAGGAAATGGTGATAATGGTCCAGGATCATTAATCAGTGCTACTGGTGGTTTTGGTGCTTCTCAGTTATCTGGGGGATCTGGCGGAACAAACACTCAGGGATATAATGGTTCTGCTGGTTCAGCACTTCAGGGTGGATCTGGTGGAGCAAATAGTGGTTCTTATGCTGCTGCTGGAGGTGGTGGTGGCGGTGGTGGATATTATGGTGGTGGAGGAGGTGCTGGAGGTTATGACAATGCAAATGTATCAGCAAGTAGTGGTATCGGACCTCAAGCAGGTGGAGGTGGGGGTGGTGGATCTGGTTATATTGATGCCACAGTTACTAATGGTTCCACTGGAACCTACTCAAATGTGTTAGATCCTGATAGAGGAACTGCTGGCGATAATCAACAAAATTCCAGATTAGTAATTAAAGAATCTTATATCAATATAACTTCTCAACCATCTTCAACTGCTGTTACAGAAGGATCACCAGCAACTTTTACAGTTGAAGCAAGTTTAGAAACTTATTTTAATGATGCTGCAATTTCATATCAATGGCAGAAAAAAAGTTCTGGGTCATTACTTTGGGTAAACATATCTGGGGCAACTAGTTCTTCTTATACAACTAGTAATCTCACTGTGTCTAATAATAACGACTCTTATCGGTGTGTTTTAGTAAATCAATATACTGAAAATGTAATTACTAATGAAGCTTCAAGTTTAGTATTTTCTTCTGCTACTCCAGTATATTCTTTAACAACTCCTGGTCAATATAATATTGATGTTCCATCTGGGGTTGAATCATTTACTTTTAAGATCTGGGGAGCAGGCGGTGGTGGTTCTGGAGAAGGTTCTGTCCGAAGAGGTGGATCTGGTGGATTTGCTTCTGGAACTATAACTGTTCCTTCTGATAATACTAATAGTATATCTGTTTTTGTCGGAGCAGCTGCTAATGGTGGGCCACCCAATCCAAACTTAGGATATGGTTCTGGTGCTGATGCTGGTGGTGCTAGATCATCAATTACTTTTGGCAGTGAGCAGATAATTGTTGGAGGTGGTGGTGGTGCTGGTCAGGGTGGTCATGGTGGATATGGTGGAGGTGCCAATAGATCTGGTGGTTCTGGAACTGGATCTTATGCTGGCGGAGGTGCTAGTACTTCTGGCGGTGGTGGCGGTGGATCATCAAATGATCGCCCTGGTGGTGCTGGTACTACAGGATCTTATGGAGGTGGTACTGGCGGTGGTACTGGACAATGTTGTGGTATGCGAGGCGGTGGAGGAGGATCTGGCCTCTATGGTGGCGGTGGTGGCGGCGGTGGATATAGCAGTTATGACGGTTCTGGTGGCGGCGGTGGATCTGGATACGCTACTCTTGGCATAACTAGTTTAGTTACATCTGATGGTTCTACTGGAACTAGTAGTGGTGCCTCAGTACCAAATTCCTCAGATCCTGATTATGTTTCGGGGCATGGTGGGTCCAGTCAACCTGGACTTGTTATCATTGAATTAGCGTATTCATATGATTTTGAAATATCTCCCGAAGTAGCAGGGAAATCTTTCTGGTCAACAGTAGCAGATGGTCCATTAATTTTAGATGGTTCAATTTCAACTTCTTATACTTTGACAGCAATACGTAATGTTTCTCTCCCAGTTAATATGTGGGGACAGGGATCTTCTAATAATGGAGGTTACTCTACTGGTACTATTTCATTTACAACAGGAGATACTTATTCTATTAGATTAAATGCTGGCGCTGGTGGTGGTGGAACTGGTTACGGTTGGCCTGGAAATGGGGGATCTGGTGGAGGTTATGCTGGATTGTTTAGAACTACCTCTATTTCACAATCAAATGCTTTAATGATTGCTGGTGGTTCTGGTGGGTCTGGTGGATATAGTTGCGGAGCAGGTGGTATTGGTGGTGGTTCTAGTGGTAACTCTGGATGTAGTTCAACAAATTCTGAAATTGGATCAACTGGTGGTGGCGGAGGCAGTCAGAGTAGCGGTGGTGGTGCTGGGGGCGGAGCATTGCAAGGTGGTAGTGGTGGTAATGGAGTACTAGGAGGATATTCAAACGCTGGAGGCGGTGGTGGCGGTGGTGGCGGATACTTTGGTGGAGGTGGAGGTGGAGGCGGCAATGACTTTGGTAATACCACCAGACAATCTTCTTCTGGTGGTGGGGGATCTGGATACATTAATAGTACATATGTTACTGATGGTTCTACTGGTTCTTATCAAGATGCTCCGAATAGAGGGAATGCTGGTCAACCTGGATACAGTTCAAGAATTGTTATAGGATAAGACTTGACAAATAAAAAATCATCTCTTATAATGATCTGGTACTTCTGAGGTAATTAATGGCAAAGCATCCTTCTCTGACTAATGGTAATCTTATTGAATCTAAACCCAAAAAGTCTCGTCAAGGAATGGGTAAGAATACTAAATACAGTGCAACCTCCCGAAATGGGGCTCGTAAACGTAACCGAGGACAAGGAAACTAATGGCTCGTAAGAAAAAAGAAGAAACTCCTAAATCTGAACCAAAAGTTTTTGGTTATGTTGTAGGAAAACCATCTTCTCAGCAGCAACACCCAAATAAAAAGTAAAAAACGCATATTTTTGGGAATTTTTGGCGCTTTTTGCGCCTTTTTTTGTCAAAATAAATAATTTTGGCGGGATAGCAACCCCGTAAAAAGTTCTGTTAACCCCTAAAAAGGAGAAACAGATGGCACAACAACCAAATCCTGATCGTGTCGTACAGTATATGTACGAAAATTGGGGCACAAATCGGTTAATTACCGATTATGGGTCTCTAAAAAGTCAAAAACTTAATAATCCCCCCACGAACAGATACTCCAGACCATGTGGAGGTAAGGGTGGATTTGATGATTATGTAGAGAGGTGGCACGAATAACCATAAATAAATAAAACGATTCTCTGTAAAATGGCGTTAAAACCGTCAAGATCTTATAAGGACTTGAGTTATACTTTCAAAATGAATCCTTTAAGAAAAGATCTTGTAGTTATTAAAGATGAAAATGCGATTAAGAGATCTCTTCTTAATCTTTTTTCGTATAGAAAAGGTGAAAAGTTTTTTAACGCCTCTTTTGGCAGTGGTATTCCAGATTTACTCTTTGAACCTTTTGATTATGCTACTGCTGGTTCTATAAAAACTGAAGTTCAAAACTTAATTTCTTTATATGAACCTAGAGTAAATCTTATTGAAGTTATTGTAAATTTGAACGAAGATGAATATCAATACGACATTCAAGTAGTATATGCTATACCAGATACAGGATCACAGATTTATGATGTCACATTATCTCTAACGTCTTCATCAAAGATATAATAAATGTCATTCGCACAAGTTAGTTCTCTAGATTACGCCGATATTAAATCTGCCTTAGTGGAATATCTAAGGAGAAATACAGATTTTACTGATTATGATTTTGAAGGTTCAACTTTATCTTCAATCATTGATCTTTTAGCGTACAATACTTACTATACTGCCTTCAATACAACGATGGCAGTTAATGAGGGATTTTTGTCCTCAGCATCTCTTAGAGATAATATTGTAAAAATAGCGAAGCAATTAGGGTATACTCCAAAGTCTATAACTTCATCATCCGCTTTCGTTGAACTGAAAGTTGACTTTTCTTCGGTTGCTGCTATTGACCAAAGACTAGTACCAAAGTTTCTAACTTTAAAGAAGGGAAATATCTTTATTGCGTCAAATCCAGAGAATAGAAATGAGACATATCAGTTTGCTGTTCTTGAAGATGTAGTAAGTCCTGTATTAAATAATACTTGTTTCCTTTCAAATACTACTGCCGATCAGATTAAAATTACTGAAGGTATATTTTTAAATCAGAAGATAATCGTAGATAATACGATTCCAAATCAGAAATTCATAATCGCATCACAAAATGTAGATACTGAAACTATTAGAGTAACTGTAAGAGAGAATTCGCAGTCATCAAATATTTCTGTTTTTACGAAAGTAGAGAATATTCTTGATGTAAGTGCTGCTGATAAAGTATTTTTTGTACAAGAAATAGAAGATTCCCGATATGAACTCATCTTCGGTGATGGAGTTCTTGGTCAAAAACTTAATGATGGTGAGGTAGTAGAGGTATCATAT